GGCATTCGTTCAAACAAACGCGAAGTTTCCATTCGGATACATCATTCCCTCAACTACGACCGTTCGAGACTATCAATATATGGTGGATAACGGATGGTTTCCAGAAGACCCCGAACCATGAACCAAACCCTCTTAGGAATCCTCCAGTACTTCAACGGGACTCCCCCGCCTTATAACCCCGTTTATGACCTCAACGGAGACGGGTTTATCACGATCCTCGACCTCCTTCAATACCTCTCCCTATGATCGCCCTCAAAGTCCTCTTTCTTTTCTTGCTTGCCTTGGTAGCTATTCCGGTCGGGATATTCTTCTCCGTTATGATGACGTTCTTCGAATGTGCCGAAGATATGTTCATAGCTATTTGGAGGCTCATATACGGCTTCTTTCATTCTTTGAGTAAGGTAGTATCCGTTATGGCTTCAAAGTTCCTTACAGGCTCTCTAACGAAGCGAGGAGGCGTTCCCTTTGGTGCGCATTCCGTTTCCGCCGTCTTGGGGGCTAACCTTCGGGAGAAGACTCTTTCAAAGGTCGGTATCTGGCTCGCGGGTATCCTCGACAGCATCGAAGAGAATCATTGCACCCGAGCCGCTGAACGTGCGGGGATATGAAGAACCTCAACGACGTAATTCTACTCTTTGCGGAAGAGGTAGTCAAATCCGCCCGAAGGCATATCGGAGGGCGAAGGATCGGCAAGAATAAAAATTACGGAGTAGCTACGGGACAACTCAAACGCTCCCTTAGTTACAAGATTCGCGTTCGTGGAAACGAGATTCGAGAGGTAACGTTCGGCTCTAAAGCGAAGCACGCCCCTTTCCTTCATTGGGGCGTCAATGGCACTCAGAAGAACCAGAAAAGCCCCTTCTTCAAGTACAAGTTCGAGAACCCTTCGCGGAAACACCGGGATGCGCTGAAGCGATGGATAAAAGCAAAGGGTATCCGCCCGCGTGATGCGAAAGGCAGGTTTCAGAAACAGACGGAGAGCAATATGAACTCCCTCGCCTTTGCAATTGGGCGAGCCGTCAAACGTAAGGGAATCGTAGGACTTCGGTTCTATGAGAAAGCCTTTACCGCCGTCTCAAAACGCTTCGATAAGAAACTCGGAGAAGCCGTAGCGGAGGATATAAAGGACAAATTCAAGTTGAAACTCGGTAATATCACGGTTAAATAAATGGCACAAATTGACGACGCACCTACGGACAAGTGGCTACCCGCCGGGCAAAAGCTCATCTTTACCATTATTCCAGATGCACCGATTACGAGCGCAACGAGATATATTGTCCAAGTAGAAGAGAACAACGTTGAGATATGCAAGGTTTATCTCACGCCCAACACCAACGAAAGCGCCTTCTTTGATTTGAGCGAGGTAGTTACGGGTCGGGTGGAAGTCGATACCTTTAAATACGGGCTGACCTCGACCATTCACTCACTCAACAACAACGTATATACGAAAGCGAATAACGGCGTTAAGAAATACGTCGTGAAGGTGGGCGAATGGGATGGATCGTCGGAAGAGTTGGCTCAAGACGTTTCATCGAATTATTACCTCCTCGACGGATACGAACAGCTCTCCGCGGGGTTAGACCCTGGATATAACGACTATTACGGGACGGGTATAAACGAGAAATTTTGGCTTACCGACCGCGTACCGAGTAGCAACATGATCCACGTAACGGCGGGGATTGAAGATACCGGGGTTTTTGCCTTTATCAATACAGACGACACGAGTTCGGCTGTAGAACAAATAATCGCCGTTATTTACGATAACGACGGGATAGAAGACGCCTCGATAAATTACACGATCGCAGCGGCTACGGGAGGACAATCTCCAGCGGCAGCCGCGGCAACGTATTGGTACGGGACTCTCCTTTATGCGTACCTCTACCCGGCTTCGTATATTTCCTTTACAAACGCTCTGAACGCCGTTGTAGGGGGTTGGAGTTATTACGACTTGATACCCGCCACCGCCGCGGGCGTACAAAGCGGAAACAGGATTCGAGTAACCAACAATTGCAGGTACTCCAAAAATGAAGCCGTTCAGCTGGCGTGGGCAAATACTCGAGGCGGATGGGATTATCTCCGCTTCAACGGAAAAAAGCAAAAGACCGTAACAAGAGAGGAGAAGACGTATCGCAAAATTGTGGGCGATTACGGAGCGGCTTCTTTCAGCTTCGCACCTACTGCAAGAGAAATCAAGCCGTATCAACTCGAAGCGAAAGAACAGTACCAACTCAACGGCATTCTCACGATTGAGGAACTCACGCTTATGCAATACTGCATGAGGAGCAAGAACGTAATGGCACGAATCGAAGGTACTTGGTTGCCGGTAACGATTCAAACCAACTCGATGCAAATCGAAGAAGAAACCGTCTCGAAGGTATTCGTCACCTCGTTTAATGTTGAACTCGCTCAAATCATCCGATGCTAAGACTCACGATCGAAGGGAATGAAATCGAGCTTTACCAGAACGAGCCGGTTAACCTCTCCTATCAGTTTTCGAACCTTCAGGAGATAAACGCCGCTTCTTCGAATTTCTCGCAGACCTTCCGCGTACCCCTTACGAAACAGAATCAAGACTATTTCGGGGCGGTGAATGAGTTCGGACTTATCCCGACATGGAATCCAAAGACGAAAGCCGAAGCGGAACTCACTTACAACACCATCCCACTCATGCGGGGCTTCGTACAAGTGAAAGCGGTATACGTTCAAAAAGGGAAATACGCAGACGTGGAACTCGTCTTCTTCGGAGAGACGGCGAACCTCTCGCGGGATATTGGAGACGCGATGCTTACCGACTTAAGCCTCTCCGCATATGATCACGATTTGAACGCCACAAATTTGGCCGCGAGTTGGGCGGGCACTTTGTCGAGCGGTGTTATCCGGTACGGGATTCCGGATAAGGGTTTGAATTGGAATTCATCCAATATTTGGACAAGTAGCGCGCCACTTGAACACGCAGACTTCACGCCGTACTTGCGCGTTTCTAAACTCTTCGAAACGATCCTCAGAGAGGCAGGATACACCTACGATTCGGATTTCTTCGATAACGAAGACGATTTGTATCTCATGCTTTATAACGGGCTACTAACCCCGGCAAGCAATGACGACACCGATTTTTCCGCGGATCAAATGCTCGTAGGTTTGAGCAGCAATTTAACAGGCTTAACGGCACACCCGAACTTTGCGAGCATAACGAGCTGGAGCGATACCACCCCTTTTTACGATCAGAACAACAACTTCACAAGCGCCACGACGTACACCGTACCTCATCGAGCTTATTACCGTTTTCGGGTAAATGTTTATGGGCGCTTAGACCACGACACCGGAGACTTTGTTTCGATGCGGCTCTCTCGAAACGGAAATGAATTGTGGACTTTTATAGACAATTTCGAAAGCCCGGAATTTAACGATATCACCCACGCTCTACTTTCTCCGGAATTTGTTATGGAGGCGGGAGATACCGTTGAATTTCAATATGTTGTCGGCAACTCTTCGCACCCTTTATCCCTTGATGGCGGTTCAGAGGTTAGCAACCTTACAACATGGTGGCAGGTTGCATATATTTCGACGATTGGTCTCGACATAAACGTCTCGGAAAACTTGCCGGAAATGAAGCAAATCGACCTCGTGTCAGGGCTTCAAAAGATGTTCAATCTCGTATTCATTCCGGATAGGAACAACCCGAAACACCTTCAGGTTGAACCTTTCACCGATTACCTCGCGCAAGGCTCTACCAAGGACTGGACAAACAAGATAGACCTCTCGAAGGATATAAGCATCCAACCAACGACCGACCTTCAAGCGCGCCGGTACGATTGGACGCATTCAGAGGGAAAGGATATTTTAAACGAGGCGGTATTTAAAAGCACGTCCCGGGTTTACGGTCGCTATCGAGTTGATGATCCAGACAACGACTTCGCTTCAGGCGCAAAAGAAATAAAGTCGCCCTTTGCGCCGCACGTCGTTTCTCGAATTCCTCAAACGGGTTATTTGGTTCACCGAATGTTGCTTAATACAACGGAAGAGGATAAAAGCCTTAAAAACCCTCTTCCAAGGTTGGCTTATTGGAACGGTTTGGTTGATGGGGATTTGTTCTACCAAAACGACACCAACACGGGGGCTATAAGCGCCACGCAATATCCGGTGTTCTCTCAATATTCGGTATTGAATGCGACCGTATCGAACGACGATTTAAGCTACGGAGCGGAGCGCCCGTTTCATATTATTCAGGCAAGCCCTTTAAATACGCTTTACTACAAATATTGGAGGCCTTACGTCAACCAGTTGTATAGTTCTGACGCCCGCAAGCTAACCGCGTTCTTTCGGTTGACGCGTTCGGAGTTGGCTACGTTCGAGTTCTCGGATAAGATTTACCTCAAGGATACCTACTGGAGAATCCTTTCGATTTCTTACGACGCTACAAGCGAAAACCTCGCAAAAGTGGAGCTTCTGAAGGTGTTAGGGGACATAAGAGATTGCGCGTTAATTCCTTACGACATAAACAAAGCAAACGGAAGAATTAGATTCACAAACGCCGCGGGTACGGTCGTCGATCAGGTAAGCCCCGCGAACTCTATTTGTTGCACGAAGTACGGGTATATCTACGATTCAGACAACTACTATTGTTACCAACCCTTCGAGCAATGAGGAATTTAGATAACCATCGTTATATAGGAGAAGCGATTCAACTCCTCCAAGCGAAAGGCGAGAAGGTAACCGTCCCTCTTTGGTTCAAGGTCTTGGATTGGGTTCTCGCTTCTGTTTATCTCTGTTCGTTCGCATTCGTTTTATACACCCTCGGTAAATGGCTAATTCTCAAGATATACTCTTAACGTACCGGACGGATACGAGCGAAGTAACAAAGTCGTTTGATACTATCGAATCCGGTCTCGAGGGCATAGATAAAAAACTATCCGACACCGAGAAACAAACCGGGAAAATCGGCAAAGGGTTACAAGATACCGGGCGGCTTGGTAAAATCGGATTCAACGCGATAGGGACAGCCATAAAAGCGACTGGAATCGGCTTGCTCGTGGGGCTTGTTGCAAAGCTCATTGAGAAATTTACCGAAAATAAGAAGGTAGCCGAAGCCCTCGAACTTGTATTCAATGGCATAGGGGCGGTTATAAATACCATCTTCGATTATGCCGAACCATTAGGGGATGCTTTAATCAATGCCTTCAAGAATCCGATGGAAACCATTCGGAACATTGGGAAGGCAATTAAAGAAAACCTTATCACCCGCTTCGAAGGAATGCTCGAATTTCTTCCCGCGATTGGGAACGCTATCTCGCTCGTATTCGAAGGCAAGTGGAAAGAGGCTGGAAAGGTGGCCGCCGATGCCGCGGGGAAGATGGTTCTCGGGGTGGAGGACATTACTGATAAGGTAGCGCAGGCGGCTGAAGCCGTTTCTGAATTCGCTTCGGACTTCGTAGCCGACACGAAGAAGGCGATTCAGTCAAGTAATGATTTAACCAGAGCGCAACAACGCCTCCGGGATAATCAACGAGATCTGAATGTTGAGTACGCAGAAGCACGCGCAGAAATCGAACAACTCAAACAACAAAGGGACGACGAACGCCTTTCGATAGAAGAACGAATCGCGGCGGCTCAAGAGGCTTCAGATAAAGACGCGGAATTCGCACAAAAGCGGATGGATATAGCGAACGCAGAAGTCGCACTCATTCAACGCGAAATCGCTTTACAAGGCGAATCGGAAGAACGCCTTGATCGTCTGGCAGAAGCACGTATTGCCGCCGCCGAAGCCGCGGAAAGTAGCGCGGCGGTTCAGACCGAATTAATGACTTCTATCGCCAGTCTTCAAAATGAAGAACTCGCACGGCAACAAGAAATCATTGACAAGGAGCGCGAAAGAATTGAAAATGCCATTAATCATCAGAAAGAAATCGACGGGATTCTTACGGGCGCGAGAAGTTTAGAATTAATCGCGCTACAAGAATGGTACAATGAAAAGCAATCTCTTGTCGAGAAGAACGAAGTCTTGCTTTCAGATTTAGAAGAAGCATATCAGAAAAAGAAGCAAGAAATAAACAATAAATACGATAGAGAAGACCTCGAAAGAGAACAGGCGAAATATGACAGTTACGTTCAAATGGCTACTAATGCCCTCGGGGCACTTATGGCATTGAACGAGGCGAATACAGGAGAGACAGAGCAAGAACAACGAAGAGCATTCGAGAAGAATAAAAAGTTCCAAATTGCTCAAGCGATTATCCAAACGGCTCAAGGTGTTTCGAAAGCCCTCAGTAGTTCGCCCCCGCCTCTTAACTTTATTAATGCCGCTACGGTAGCCGCTACGGGTATCGCACAAATTCGAAAAATCAAAAAAACAGAATTTGATAGCGGGCAAGATGACAGCACGGAAACGATAACAAGAGCAACGGCACAAAATACCAGCCCACAACTCGACCTCGGATTCTTAGGAGGTGGAGCAGGGCAAACAGGGTTCCGTACATACGTCGTCTCCTCGGAAGTATCGAACGCCCAACAAGCAAATCAACGTATTAATGACCAAGCCTCTTTAGTAGGATGAATATTTTAGAACTCATAATTGACGAAGAAGCGGAACTCTACGGAATCGACGCTATATCCCTCGTAGAACACCCCGCGATTGAGTCGGATTGGATCGCGATGAATTCCCAAGTCGTAGAATTCAAAACTCAAAACGAAGAAAAGCGTCTCATCATGGGCGCGGCTCTTATT